TACACGAAGAAGCAGATACTCCACAACAAAAACAACAACTAAAAGAAGCATTACAAAGAAGTATAATGTAATATGTATAAATATTATAATGAAAATCCATTAAATAAATATGAAGATGACTGTGTAATTAGAGCAATAAGTTGTGCGACTAACAAAAGTTGGGACTATGTGTATGATTATTTAAGTGATATAGCACAATACGAAGGTACTTTATTAGATAAAAGAGATTTTGTTATTAATTATTTAGATAGAATATATCAAAGAATAAACACTAACGGAAAAGTTGGCGAAGTCTCCGCTAAATATCCACATAATACATTATTAATAACAATGAATGGACATATAGTTTGTAGTAAAAATGGAATTATATATGATACGTTTGACTGCCGAGATAGAGAGGTAGAGTATGTATGGTTAGTAAATTGAGTGCGTTTTGCACTCTTTTCTTTTTTATTGTATAATTAAGTAGGTGGTGCTATGAAAATCGCAATTGATAAAAATAGTTTGAATATCACAAAAGAAAAAAGCAATGAATATATATACTTATTTGATAACGAGCCGTTAGAAGAATTAGAAAAATTGGATATACATTGTATATACTATAAGTATTGTGATTATGTTGATATTAACTTAACAGAATACGATATTGAATGTATGAAAAAAGCAAAACCAACAGATATAAATTGGAATGTTCTACCACCTAAAAAAGATTATAAAATAGGAATAATAGTACCGAATTATAATTATGACCATACAATTGAACATTGTTTGAAAAGTATATTAAAGCAAACATATAATAATTATGAAATAATACTCGTTGACGACTGTTCAACTGATAACTCATTAAGAATAGAAAGGAGATACGCAAATACATATCCTAGAATAAAGTTAGTAGAATTAAAACAAAAAAGGTACAACGGTGGTGCTAGAAATGAAGCATATTTACATTTATCCGAAGATGTTGATTATGTATATTATGTAGATAGTGATGACTGGTTGTATAATGAGAGATCATTAGAATATATTAATAATGCACTACAAAAACAACCGGATGTCCTATTCGTTGGTATGGCTAGATATAAAAACTTTAGTACAGAAGTATGCTTTATTCCAAACTATAAAGATAAATATGAAGCAATGGAAGGTTGGAGTGGAAGTTGTGGAAAAGTAATAAAGAAAGAACTAGCAACAAGACAAGAATGTCTTTATAATGAAGGTACATTAAAAGAAGACAAAAACCAACATTGTAAAATATGTATATATATGAATACATTTGATTTATTAAAAGTACCGGTATATGTATGGAATCAAGAAAATAATAAGTCAATAACAACAATACGTGAGGAAATAATATGGGGTACAAGCACTATAAGGCATTATGCAGATACTAAACAATTATATCTGCAAGAAAAAGGTAAGGATAGAAGAATAGATAGTATATTAGAAAATAGGTTAAGACTTTGTGAAGAAGAGTTAAGAATAGGGAGAGATAGACAATGGTGAAAAAATATATAATAATGTGTGGCGGTAATTATAGTACATACTTTGAAAAACCAAGACAATTAAGTGTTGTTAATGGAGAGGTATTAGTAGAAAGAACAATAAGATTATTAAGAGAAAACGGTATCAACGATATATCTATAAGTACTAATTATAGAGATTTTGATTATATAGGTGTTCCAATATTAGAACACGAAAACAGTTATAGAACAGAGGGGAAAGAAGTAAAAGGATATTGGTGCGATGCTTTTTATCCTATGGATGAACCTGTGTGTTATATATTTGGTGATGTGTATTTTAGTGAGTATGCAATAAAAAAGATAGTAGAAACTGATACAGACGATATAGAGTTTTTTGGTTCAAAACCACCGTTTGCAAAAAACTATCAAAAAAATCACGAAGAACCATTTGCATTAAAAGTAGTTAATACAGATCACTTAAAAGAAGCAATAAAAATTACTAAACAATATGAAGATGAAGGTAAGTTCTGGAGAAAACCTTTAATGTGGGAATTGTGGACAGTAATAAAAGGTACACCATTACAAACAAAAGCAGGAGAATATCCTGCGGATTATGTAGTAATAAATGATTATACAAGTGATATAGATAGAAAAAAAGATATTGCAAAACTAGAAATAATGATAGGAGGTAAAAATATGGTAAAAGTTGAAGCAATTGAAGAGTTTACATTAAGAGATTTTGCAGAATTAAAAAATGTTGAAAGGAAAGGTAGAAAAGAAGACGGAAGAATATTTGTAGGTGACACATTTGAGTGTACAGAAGGTATGAGAGATTACTTATTAGGAAATAATGCATTAAATAGAGCAGTAGTAAAAGTAATTGAAATTATACCAGAAGAAAAAGAAGAGATCGTAGAAGAAAAACCAAAACCAAGAAAAAAAACCAAAAAAAATAAGAAATAGTGTAATTTTGCACTATTTTTTATTTTGTGATATAGTGTAGTTGTAATTAATCACACGTGTTCGTGACACGTAAAAGAAACGATAGGAGGAATTATGAAAAGAGAAGATTTAGCAGACTTTACTGATGAACAAAAAGATTTAGTTATGTCTTTATATGGTAAAGCAATTACAAAAAAAGATAAAGAGGTAGAAACTTTAAAAAATGAAAAGAAAGAATTAGAGGAAAAAGTAAATACTTTTGAAACTAAAATCAATGAGTTCAATGAAAGTGCTAAAGACAATGCAGACTGGAAACTTAAATATGAAGAGTTGCAAACTTCAATTAAGGAACAGGAAGCAAAACAAAAAGCCGAAGAAGAAGATAAGATACTTAATGATAGTATTAATGCTTTATTTGAAGGCAAACAGTTTACTAGCGACTATGCTAGAAGTGGTCTTTTAAATGATATTAAAGCAGGATTAAATAAACCTGAAAATAAAGGTAAGGGTATTCAAGATTTGTTTAATGAATTAACAAAAGATAGAAGTGATATATTTGTAAGTCCTAACCAGTTAAAAGATATGGAAGGTATGGGAGATAGTGAACAAGACAACAATACAAAAGAAATACCATTATTATGGTAAAAAGAAAGGAATGATTAAACAATGGCAAGATTAGATGCATTAAGCATTAAAATGACTAACGGATCTACTGCTGAAAAATTAGCAGAAGAATACGGAAAAGTTATTGAGAACTTACAACATATTACATTAGCATCAAGATTAAAAAATACTGACTTAAGTGGAGATCCTACTTCTGGAACAGTAGAAGCAAAAAGATTTGTTAATGTAAGTGCTCAAAGTTATGGAACTGCAAGAGGACACGGATATGCAGATAAAATTAAAGCACAACCAGTAGTTGTTGCGTTAAATGACAACACAGAATATTTAGAAGAAGTAGAAGAAAAAGATTTAAAAACTTATGGAGTAGATGGATTAATTGAAAGAAGAACTAGAAATCACCAAGATGCATTAGCAGTAGAATTAGATACAAAGTTCTTCGCAGAAGCAGTATCAGCAGGAACTTCATTTACTGCAACTGGAGTAACACCTAGTATTGAAGATGAAATAGAAGAAGCAATTCAAAAAATTGAAACTACTAAAAATAGTTTTGTACAAGGTGTACCTAGAAATATGATACAAGTTATAATGAACCCTGCAACATATGGTAAACTTCGTAATAAAATCAATGCTATTTCTAATTCTAATGATTTAGGACAAGTAAGAAATTACGAACAAGGAACATTTAATAATGTTGATATTTATTCAAGTGTATTCCTACCAAATGGAATTAAATATGTTGTAATGGTTAAAGGAGCAGTTGCTCAACCAATTATGACTTCTATTTATAATCCAAAACAAATAGAATTAAGCGACGCAATTGGATTTGGTTTATTTGCTTACAAAGGAACTAAAGCAGTTATGGATGACTTAATTATCTATAACGGAACTGTAGCAAGTCTATAATAAGAAATGAGGTGTTTTTATGAGTTTTGAAAATCAATACCTAACATATTTAGAATATAAAGCATTAGGTGGAACTTTAGAAGAAACACCTTTTAATCTATTAGAGTTTGAAGCAAGGCAAAATATTGATAAATATAGTTTTGGTAGACTAAAAGAATTGAGAGATCAAAACCAAGAAGTTAAGTTATGTGTATATAAGTTAATAAATACGATAGATAGTTATAATAAATATGAAACACAAAGTAAAGGTGTAGCAAGTGAAAATATAGATGGTTATAGTATTTCATATAGTACACCAAACACTAACTTTACAGAAAGCAAAAATGCAGAATTAGAAAACATAGTTAAAGAATATTTGTTAGACTGTAAGTTAGAAGATAAAACACCATATTTATATTGCGGTGCAGATAAATGATATGTAATAGCAAAGTAACTATTTATCATATGAATGGACTAGACATATCTACTAATTTTGAAAAATGGGTAAGGTATAATTATGATAATGCGTGGTTTTTTGGTGGCAAAGGTGCAGGAATAAATAAAGGTTATGAGAATGCAAATGACGTTCAAGTAAGACTACCTTATGACAGTAATGAACTTAACATTAATAATTTTGCAATTGGAGATATAATTGTAAAAGGTGAAGTAAAAACTAATATAGACACACAACAAGATCTTGATGGTTATGAAGTTTATAATATAACAAGTATTAATGATAATAATTTTGGTAATAGTAAACATATACATCTAGGTGGTAAATAATGAGTGTTACATTAAAACCAACAAGTGTTATAAAAGCAAGATTAAAAGTTAATAAAGGTGGACAAGCAGAAGCATTTTTTACAAATAGTTGTTACAAGGCAATAGATAAGTTCGTTCCTATGGATAATGGCGATTTAAGAACAAATGTTAGCATAAAGCCTGGAACAATAACATATGAAAGTGTTTACGCAAAATATCAATATTATGGTAGACGCAAAGATGGAACACACGTTGTTAAAAATTACACAACTCCGGGAACAGGAACATACTGGGACAAAAGAATGTGGAGTGTTGAAAAAGACAAAATAATCAAAAGTGTTCAAAAGTTTATTAAACACGGAGGTAAATAATGAATTATAGTGATTTAAGAATATCAAAGTTAAGACAATACTTGTTTAATGTGTTGAATACAATAACACAAAATGTTAAACAAATAAACGCTAATATGTTGAGTAAAGATATAAACAATTATTCTTTAGATAAGATACCAGTGGACACTGAAATAGAAACGTGGATTATAGGTAATATTGTTCATAGAGATGTATTTTCATTTAGAAGTAGAATGTCATATAGTCAAGACACTATAAACAATTTAAAAAACATTGGCTTTTTCGAACAATTTGAAAAGTTAATCAAATCTAATAATGAAAAAGGAATACTACCTGATATAGAAGGTATAGAAAGTATAGAATGTTTAAACTGTGGAACAATGAGTGATAATGAAACTAACACTGCAGAGTTTGACATTCAAGTACAAATAACTTATAGAGATGTAGAGGAAGGAGATAGACCAAGCATATGAAAAAAATAATAGCAAAAATCAACTTTACTTTAGGCAATACTAGTTATATTGTTGGAGATGAAGTTGAAATTAAAGACATCAATAAAATACGCAAATTAAATGAAAAAGGATTTATCGAACCTCTAGACTATAAAGATTTAGTTATTCTTGAAAGAGAATTAACAAAAGAAAAAAATGAGTTATAAGGAGGAATATAAATGGCATTAGTACCAAGTGATATTGAAAAAGTAAAAAGAAGTCAATTTTTGACATATTTAGATGTATCAACTACTAGTACCCCAAATTGGAAAGTATTAGGAATTGGTATAACTGAATACGGAATTGCTTTCAATCCACAAGTAGATACAGAAAAGTGGATTATAGAAGATAATGCAAGAACAGATCATTCTTCTAATCAAAAACAAGGTAGCGTTACACAAAAATGTTACAAAGGTGATGATGTATTTGAGTTTGTCTATGGTGGTATAGATAAATTAAATTACAAATCAAAAGTTTTAGATATAGATATGTGGAATGGTAATGGTTCAAGTTATCCTGCAAAAATGAATGATGTAATTATAACTGTAACTAACTATATGGGTGAAAATGCAGAGATAGAATACGACATTTATTATGATGGTGACGCAACAGAAGGAACTGTTACAATAGCAGATGGAGTACCTACATTCGTACCAACTGCAAGTCTATAAGACCGTAAAGGGTTGAGGGTGCAAACCCTTAACTCTTTTTTAAATATGAAAGAAAAGGAGATTATAAAATGACAGACAATTTTATAAAGTTAGGAAAAAGTGATGTATTAAGATTAGGAATAAAAACAGATGAAGGCGTTGATACTGGAGAATATTTAGAGTTTGATTTAGAAGATATTGAACTACCATTAAAGTATCAAGATTTATTAGAGAAAGATAAAAAGAATAAAGAACATTTAAAAAATCAATTAATGATTATTGATAAAAGACAAGATGTTAAAGGCAAAAAACTAATGAGTAAGAATGAAGAAGATAAAATAAAAGCATTAAACGACTTCTTTAAAAAAGAAGAAGAAGTCTATAATATGTTTTTAGGTGAGAATGGAGTTAAGAAACTTTTAAATGGTAGAAAATTAGGTTGGACTTCATTGCAAGAAATAGATGAAATAATTGGAAAACAGATTGCTCCACATTTAGACATAAGAATGGAAAAGATCACAGAAAAAGTAAAACAAAAATATCAAGAAGCATTAAACAATAATAAAGATATTGAGGTTATAGAATAGTGAATTATCCAGAGTATGCTAAAGTTGGAGATAAACTATATAAAATAAATACTGATTTTAGAATAGCAATAAAATGTAATGAGATAGCACAAGACGAAACCATAGGTGACTATGAACGTGCTTTGGGTGTTATTTACGTGTTGTTTGGTGATGATGGTATAAACGCACAAGACGATTACGAAAGGTTGCTTGAATGTGCTAAAAAGTATCTTTTATGTGGTGATGAACCAAGTGATAGTAAAGAAGAACCAGATATGGACTATATTGAAGATATGGACTACATAGAAGCAAGTTTTATGAGTGACTATCACATTGATCTATCTGAAACAAAAATGCACTGGTGGAAGTTCAACAATCTTATGAATGGACTATCAAACAGTGAGATGGGTAATTGTTGCGTATTAAATAGAATACGTAATTTAAGAAACTATGATGTTAAAGATATAAAAGATAGTAAAGAAAGAGAAAAGATATTAAAGGCAAAAGATAAAGTTGCTTTAAAGAAAACTAAAAAGAAAGCAACTAAAGAGCAAGAAGAAAGTGCTATGGAATTATTAAAAATGCTTAATATATAGAAAGGAGGTATTTTATGGACGGTTATGTAACTATTGGAACACAACTTGATACAGATGGTATAGATAGTGGACTAGATGGATTAGAAAGTAAATTAGACAAAAAAGGTAAGAAACTAGGTAATGTGTTTGGTGCAGGCTTCTTAATTGGATTTTCATTATTAACATCTGTAATAAGTAAAATGATAGAAGGATTTGCAAACTCTATCGATAGTGCTATCTCACGTGTAGATACAATGAATAACTTTTCAAATGTAATGGCTAATTTAGGTCAAAGTGCAGAAGATAGCCAACAAGCAATAGACTATATGAGTGAAAAATTACAAGGACTACCAACTGCATTAGACCAAGGCGTAAGTGCAGTACAAAGATTTACAAGTGCTAATAATAATGTAAAAGCAAGTACACAAATGTTTCTAGCATTAAACAACGCAATCTTGGCAGGTGGAGCGCCAATGCAACAACAAGCAAGTGCGTTAGAACAATTAAGTCAAGCATACGCAAAAGGTAAACCAGATATGATGGAATGGAGAACGGCTATGAGTGCAATGCCGGCACAAATGACACAAGTTGCAAAGGCAATGGGTTATGTAAATGCTAATCAACTTGGTGAAGCATTAAGAAGTGGTACTGTATCAATGAATGACTTTATGAAAGTATTAGTACAGATGAACAACTCTAGTGTTAATGGCTTTAAGTCTTTTGAAGAACAGGCAAGAACTGCCACAGGTGGAATACAAACACAAATAGCAAACTTAAAAACTGCATTTACTAGAGGTATGGCAGAAATAATACAATCAATTGGTCAATCAAATATAACTGCATTTTTTCAAACTATTATAAATGCAATTAAGGCAGTTATACCCTACATATCTGCATTCGTAAAATCTTTTGTCGTTGCAATTAACTTTATAGCAAAAGCAATTAAGGCAATTTCAGGTGCGATTGGTTCATTATTTGGTAAAAAAGGTAAGAGTAGTGCGAAAGAGATGAGTACAGATGTTGCAACTGCAAGTGTAAGTATGGGTAAACTTGGAACAGGTGCAAAAGACACAAGTAAAAGTTTAGGCAAGGCGTCAAAGAGTGCTAAAGATTTAAAAAAACAATTAGCAGGATTTGATGAGATGAACGTGCTTCAAGATACTTCAACTGCTTCTACTGGTGGTGGCGGTGGTGCTTCTAGTGGTGGAGCAGACGTTGGTGACATTGGTGATTTAGGTTCAATGGGAGATATTGGTGATTTAGGACTAGGAAAGTTAAAAGATACAATTAAAGAATTAAACCCATTAACAAAATTGTTTACTTCATTAGTATGGGGATTAATTGGGGCGTTAGTTGCTCTAAAATTAGGTGCAACAGGTAAAGAAGCAATAGGAATAGGATTAGCAATAGCAGGTATAGTTTTAGCAATACAGGGAATAGTTGCATATCTACAAGATCCTACTTGGCAGAATTTCTTAATTATCCTAGGAGGAATAGGATTGATAGTCGCAGGAATAGCAGTTGCGATAGGACCAATACCTGCATTAATAACTGGCATAGTATTATTGATTGGTGCAATAGGACTAGCAGTATATAAAAATTGGGACAAAATAAAAGCAGTTCTATCAAAAGTAGGCAATTGGATATATGATAATATAATTGAACCTGTTGTAAACTATTTTAAAGGATTGTGGGAAGCAATTAAAGAAATCTTTGCTCCTATAATAGAGTTCTGGAAACCAATATTTGAAGCAATACTGGCATTAATATTAGTAGTAATACAAACAATAATTAATTACGTAAAGACAGTAGCAACAAATATAAAAACAACAATAGATAATATAAAACAAATAATAGGATTAATAGTAAGTTTTGTAAAAGACAAAATATTAACTCCAATAGTAGATAATATTACAACAAGAATAAACACTTTAAAATCTAAAATAAGTGCGTTTGTAACTGCTATAAAAAATTACTTTTCACCTTTAATTAACTTCTTTAGTAACATCATAAATAAAATAAAAGGTTTCTTAACAAAAATAGGAACTGCGGTTGGTAATACAATAGCAGGAGCATTCAAAGGTGTAGTTAACGGTATATTAAACGCAATAGAAAAAATATTGAACTTCCCTATAAATGCAGTTAATAAACTAATTAATAAAGTTAATACTTTACCAGGAGTACACTTAACTAAATTAACTACATTTAAGTTCCCTAGACTTGCTAAAGGTGGTATTGTTAATCAACCTGGATATGGAGTGATGGTTGGTAATGCAGTAGCGGGTGAACGTGGAGCAGAAGGAGTTATACCATTAACAGATAGTCAACAAATGGCATTACTTGGTGAAGCAATAGGTAGATATATTACAATCAATGCAAATATAACAAATAGTATGAATGGAAGAGTTATCAGTAGAGAACTACAAAAAATACAAAATGACGATAACTTTGCGTATAATAGGTAGGTGGTTAAATGTTTATAGATAAGAATAGTATCCAAATTAAAGTTGGTAGTGGTAATTACATTAATATGGGACAATATATAACAGAAGCAAAATATTCTTTCAATAAATTATGGAGTAGTGATAGTGGACGTAATTTAGCAGGTACACAAAGTGGAACATTAATAGGAATATTTCCAAAATTAATATTACAGTTTAGAAAATTAACAAAAGCAGAAATGGAAGTTATAGTACCTATATTAGATAGTTCAAGACAAACAGTTAAATACTATGATCCTAGAAAAAAAGCATCTGTTGAGATGCAAACATATACAGGAGATTATGAGATTACAAATAAACATTTAATAAATGGTACGAGAAAAAATGAAGGATTTAGTTGCTCATTTATAGCGATAAAGAAAAGGACGTGATTAAATGAAAACACATACAACTGCTTTTAAAAACACAATAAAAGAATATGGTAGAGAACTAGATAGTATAATCACTTATCACTTAAATGAACAAGAAGTGGAGTTAGGGCAAGAAGACCTTAACTCCATAACTTCAAGTTATGAAGGTAGTATATTAAAATCAATTATGAAACAATTAGTAATTGATAGTAATGTAGAAATACCAGTAGGAACAGACGTACGTTATCAATTTGGAGTAAAAGTTAGAGATGATGAAGTTGAAGATTATAGAGATAATTATGATTATGTGGACTTCGGACATTATATAGTAAAAGAAGTAACAAAAAAAGAAGATAGTTATAGTTATGAAATTAAATGTTTTGATAAAATGTTATATTCAATGGAAGACTATGAAATGTTAGAAATAACATATCCTATAACAATAAGAAATTATATAAATGCATTAGCAACAAAACTAGGATTAACATTTGCGAATATAAGTGATACGTTTGCTAATTATGATAAACAGATACAAAATGAATTGTTTTATTCAAGTGAAATAGTAACAGACGAAAATGAACAAGAAGAAACAGTATATACTTCATTAGGTTATACATATAGAGATATATTAGACCAATTAGCACAGGTAACCGCAAGTACAATATGTATTAATAATGATGATGAATTAGAATTACGATATATAAATGATACAGGAGATACAATAGATGAAGAATATTTAAAAGATAAAAATGTTAATTTTGGTGAAAAATATGGACCTATTAATTCAATAGTATTAAGCAGAAGTGCAGAAAGCGATAATGTATATTTACAGGATGAAGAGAGTATTGACGATTATGGTTTAACTGAATTAAAGATAGTAGATAATCAATTTATGAACTTTGAAGATAGAAGTACATATTTACAAGATCTGCTAGATGAATTAGGTGGATTAGAATATTATATTAATGATTTTACAAGCACAGGTATAGTTTACTATGATATATGTGATAAGTATTCTATAACTAGAGATAATACAACATATAATTGTATAATGTTTAATGACGAGATATTAGTAACACAAGGACTAGAAGAAAACATACACACAGATATGCCGGAAGATACAGAAACAGACTATGAAAAAGCAGACAAAACTGACCAAAGAATTAATAGAGCAATGTTAATAGTAAATAAACAAGAAAATACTATTAACTCATTAGTTCAAACAGTGCAAAATCAAGAGAATAGTTTAACTACATTAACTAACACAGTACAAGAAACGATCACATCAACAGAAGATAGAATAGAAGTAATAGAAAGCACAATTACAAACGGAGTAGAAAATGTAAGAAATAATTTAGTAACAATAGATATAAATGGTATCCACGTTGCAACTAATCAAAGTGAAGTGGAAACATTAATGACAAATGAAAAGTTTGTTATAAAGAGTGGAGATACAGTACTTGCGTATTTTGGTTATGATGACAATATAGGAAGCACAAAAGCAGAAATGGATAATTTAACAGTAACTAATTATTTTGTTGCTGGTTATCATAGATTTGAAAAGTTTGATATAGATAGTGAACAACGCACAGGCGTGTTCTATATAGGAGAGTGATAAAATGGCAACATTAACAACTTCTTGGGCACAACAGGCAAAGTGGCAATGGAACCCAGGGACAGGATTTAAGATTACATTTTATTTAGACGCAAAGTATTCAACTCAAAGTATAGCAAATAATACAACCACAGTACAAACAAGATTAACAAGTGTAGTTAATTCTGGTAGTGGTAGTGGTAGCAACTATAAGTTTACTTGTACTTATTGTAGTACAGTAAGTGGTAGTGGTACTTGGACATTTGCAAGTGAAACAATAACAAGTGGTAGTTCAACAGTAACACATAATAGTGATGGAACAAAAAGCATAACATTAAAAGCAACAGTAAAAGTAGCAAATGCAGGATTGAGTGAACACACATTATCTGCAACTGCAACATTACCAACTATACCTAGGAAGGCGTCAATAACAAGTGCACCAAACTTTACAGATGAAGACAACCCTACAATTACATATAGTAATCCTGCTGGCAATAGTGCTAGTACATTACAAGCAAGTATATATCTACCGGATGGACTAACCGGTTTGGCATTGTATAGAGATATACCTAAAACAGGAACAAGTTATACATTTAATCTAACAAATGAAGAAAGAGAGAGATTACAAAATAATTGTACTACTGCAAAATCAAGAGCAGTTAGATTTTATGTAAGAACTGTTTTAGGAGGAACTAATTATACTCATTATTTAGAAAAGACACTAACAATAGTAAATGCTAATCCAACTATGACATATACAAAAACAGAAAACAATACAGATGTAATTAGTTTATTAGATAGTAGTAGTGCTAGCACAGTAATTAAGAATGCAAGTAATATAACAATAGCAGTAACACCAACCGCACATAAAGGAGCAACCATAAGTAGTGTTGTAATTAATCATAATGGAGTAAATTATACTGCAACTGAAAGTAGTGGAGTATATAGTGCTACATTTGATATAACAGGAGATACAACAACTATAACGACAACAGATAGTAGAGGTTATACTGTAAGTGAAGTATGGCAACCAACAGTTATAGAATATCAAAAAGTAAAACAAAATAGTTTTAGTTTTGCAAGAGTTAATCCAACAAGTTCAAATATTACATTTACATTAGATAGTGTATATTATCAACAAACATTCGGAAATACGGCTAACGTTCCTACAATTAAGTGGAAATTAGACGAAGGTAATTGGAATACTTTAAGTTCTAGTCAATATACGATAGATACAACTAATAACAAGGTAACAGTAAATATAACTTTAAACAACGCTATAAGTTATATGAATAGTGGAACATTCTATGTAGAAGTAAGTGATTTACTTTCTACTTGGACAAATAGTATGAACGTAACAAAAGGAATACCCGTTTTTGAGTTTGGAGAGGATGACGTTCAAGTAAATGGAGATTTATATATAGCAGATACGGATAGAACGAATAAAATTAATGTAAAAGAAGAATTGGAAAAAATAGATACAAATATAATAACCGTAGGATTAACGGCAAATACTAATGTAACTGTATCTGCAACGTGGACACATTATACTTTAGGATTAAATGACTTAACTGCGTCTTTAGGAAGTAAACTAACTTTTAATACAACTACACATAGAATAATAGTAGGAGATGGAGTAAGTTATGTAAAAGTTAATGCTTTTGGATTATTTAGAGGTATAAATGGAAGTATTGAGTTTAATGTTAGAAAAAGTGGAACAACTATAGGCTCATCAAGTGTTCAAACATCTAATACATCGGCATTTTGGAATGGAGCAATTACAGATATGTTAGTACCGGTATCAAGTGGAGATTATTTTGATATATCAATTAGGTCGAGTGCAACTGGAACAGTAACGGTAGCCGGTGGAAATAGTATGAAAATAACAGTAGAAGTAGTTAAATAAAAAGGAGATAGTTATATGAAGAAAAATCTAGCAAACTTATTTAAAGTAAAAACAATAATAAGTCTAGCAGTAATATTTACAACTTGTTATCTAACATTAAAAGGTAATTTAGATACCGAAACATTTATGGTAATAACAAGTGCTATTATTACATATTATTTTAATAGAAAGGAGAAAGAGGATGACGTATAAAGAGTTTAAGAAAAAGTATAACGGGAAATACACGGATTTTGACGGAGCCTATGGGTATCAATGTTGGGATTTGGCACAACGTTATATAACTGAAGTTCTTAATCTACCTAGTTCTATTTTAAGTGGTTGTGGGCTTGTAAGTAATATGTTAAAAGAACCTAAATTAAGTGTATTATTAAAATATTTCAATGAAGTAAAAACCCCGAAACAAGGAGATATTGCGATCTGGACATATGGACATATTGCAATTTATGACCACGCAAAAGATTATTATTTTAGTCAAAATCCAAACCCTTGTAAAGTTATACAAATAACAAGAGGTGGAGTACATTATTTTAGAAAAAAAGAAACAGGCAAAAAAGAAAAAGTTGACCAAATATTACACGTAGGAAGTAAAGTGCAATTCGAAGGTATATTTAAAGTAGATATATTAAAAGTACCTTTAGGAAGTAATCTATTTGGTTGTGTAGCATTAACAGGATGTAGTGTTAAGAATTATAAAAATGGAAAATGTAAAAGTTATGACTGGATAAAAGCAAACGACTTTACTGAATGTGATAAAAAAGGAAACAAAACAAAAGATCAAATGCTAACAGGTGGCAAAAGTTATGTTAAGAATAGCAAAACATATACAGTAAAATCTATAAGTGGTGATAGTGCTATGCTACATATAAGTGGATATGATAGTTTAATAAAAGCAAAATATTTAAAAGAAGTGTAATTTGACATATATATAATATAATGATATAGTGTAATTGCAAGTGATACAAACTTGCACTAATCACTCTAGGCATTCTTTTAGAGCAAGAACGGGAAAACCGTTCTTTTGTTTTGCAATAAAAAATTAAAAAAAATTAAAAAAAATTAAAAAAACTATTGATTTTTTAAAAAATATATATTATAATATAATTGTAATAAATAAATAAGAGGAGTGATTAGAATGAAGAAATTAGAAGAAATGAGTTATAATGAGAAACAAGTAAGACGTTTAATAGTAGGATTTAGAAATGATTATGTAGGAGGTTTAGAAAACGCATATTTAGATAATGGAGAAGAAGAGTTTTTAAACACATATGGAGTTATCAAAGTTAAAGACATAGAAGATTACATATATGATGAATTAATAAATGGTAATGAAAAAATAGTATATCACCCTACTGATGGTTGGGGAGTTGAAAAGAAACATATAAAGTTTTTAGGAAAAGATTTTATAGAAGAATTAATACACAACAGAGTAATGTATGATTATAACAAAAATGGTTGGGAGTTTCCTAACGAATTAGATAAATAATAAAAAGAGTTTGCTAGTTCTCAACAAAAACTAGCAATAATTTAAAGGAGTGATTAGAATGAATGAATTAAAAAGTGAAGAAAGAGATATTTTAAAATTATTAGTTTATAACGAAATAGAATATTACGAAGATAAAGAAGATAAATTAGATAGAGATATAGAGTTTATAAAAGAATTAAAAACTATATTAGATAAGTTAGAGAAAGGAAGTGATTAGAGTGGGATTTGAAGATATGAAAATCGATTTAAGAAATTGCAACAGATGGATAGCAGATAGATTTCCAAAACAAGACTTAATTACATTTGAAGATTTATTAAGAGATTATGAAGATCTAATTAGTGAAGTTGAACATTTAGAAGAAGAAATTAAAGATTTAGAGAATGATATTGAAAATAATTATAAACCGTTGCCAAAATACTATTAAAGACGGCATATAAACAAAATTAGAGGGAGAAGGTATAAATATACTCAAAATATAAAAACACCAGTTAGAGATAGGATATAATATGAATAAAGGAGTGATTTATATGAAAAAGAAAATTGTTTTAAAAAAGTGGGTAGAGGTTGTGTTAGAGATCGTTTTGTTTATGAGTATATTAATAGGGGCAAGTGAATGTGATAATATGAGAATATTTATTATATCACATTTAGGAGCAGGATTAGTTATGATTATAGTTGGTATGATATTAGTTAAATATGGAAGGGATTTTGATTAATATGTATAAGACATTAACAATAAAAGAATATAATAGACTAACGGACGAATATGATAAAGTAAAATATATTTGTAAGTGTGGGTCTCGTGTAATAATACCTTATAATGTAGATAAACAAATATGTAATCATTGTGGTAATTATGTATTTAAAAGTAAAAGAGATGAATTCAAGTTTAGATTAGAAGAGCAAAAAAAGAAAGGAGGTAAATAATGTTACATATAAAGTTTAGATACAGAGATGAATATTCTAATGGAGAATGGAATGAACAAGAATGTATAGTAAGAAGTGTAAAAGAGTGCAAAGAACTATATGGACTAGACGAATGTGAATATCAAATAATTGAAGTTAAGGAGATGGAATAGTGAAAGAGAAAATAATTGAGCATCTTAAAACAAAGAAAAAATACAACACATTAGAAAATAAATATGAAGTTGTATGTGAAGAATTAGAAAGAAAGATCTTCGAGTTAAGAGTAGAAAGAAAATTAAAAAACAGACAACAAGAAACATTTGATAATAGAATAGAAGAATTAATTAACGAAAACATAAAATTAAAAGAAGAAAATACTAAATTGAAAAATAACATTAAAAAGTTAAAGAAAAAGGAGAGTGATTAGTAATGTTAAATCAAGTTATATTAGTAGGAAGATTAGCAAGAGAGGTTGAAGTTAAAAAATTAGAAAGTGGTAGAAAAGTATCAAACATAGTATTAGCAGTACCAAGAAGTTTTAAAAATGCAGAAGGAGTATATGATACCGACTTTATAGACTGTACATTATGGGATATAGTGGCACAAAATACCGAAGCATATTGTCATAAAGGAGATATTATAGGTGTTAAAGGAAGATTACAAACAAGTGAATATGAAAAAGAAGATGGAACAAAAGAAAAAAAACAAGAAGTAGTTGCAGAAAAAATTACATTTTTGTCAAGCAAGTCAAAAGAAATAAATGATGAAATAGAAGGAGAAAAATAATGTCTTTTGAATTAGCAATTCAATTGTTAAGAGAGTTCTATTATGAAAAAAATGGTAGAACTCTCACAATTGAGTTTTTAAAGTATATTTTAAAGGAATTAGAAAAAGATGAGATGCAGTAATTGTAAAAAAGAAATTGAAGATAGTTTTACTTCAAATGATAATAAACAAATATGCAAAGAATGTCTAGAAAAAGAAATATACAAATACAGAAAGAGAGTAATAAAAAATGAAAGGAGAGTTTCTAAAATTAGAAACGGTGAAAGAAATGGCAGATCTAGTGAATGAAAATAAAGAATTAAAAAATAAAATAGAAGAATTAGAAAAAGAATTAGAATACTTAAATAGTGTAATTAAAGATATGCGACCTAACGATAGTGATAAATCATTTTATTGTTATCAAAGAAATTGTATTGAAGAAAAAATAAAAGAATTAGAAGAGAGTGATAAAGAGTGAAATATATAGATTTAAGAGAAAGAACAAAAGAAGATATTTTAAAAATAGTTATGGAAAAGAATATTGAAATAGAAAGACTAAATAATATCATAAATGGGTTAGAAAAAGAATTAGAATTAAATCTACCATTTAAAGTAGTAGGAGTAAGAAGATTATTAAATAAATTGCAAAAATTAAAGGATAGTGATAAAGAATGATAGAAAAAATGCTTGATAAATATTACACAAATAAATTAAAAGACATTATTAGTACAGACTTAATTACGTATTATTTAGATTACCAATTCAAAGAAGATAGTGATTTATTATATGTTTATGTTAAAAAGAAAAAATATGATAAAAAGCACTATGAAATATTATATACGTTTAGAAAAAGGCAAATAATTACATTGTTATTTGATTTAGAAAAATTAAGTAAACTTATTAAAGAACGTGTAGATTTTTATTTTAAAGGAGAAGAATAAATGAGTAATATAAAATCAATGGTTAGATTAAGAACTAATAATGAAGTAGATTTAGATGTAAAATATTTTGCAAAAGACGATAGTTTAGTAGATACATATATGGATTTAAGTGAGTTATTAGATTATATAAATGAATTAGAAGAAAATAGAGATAAAGCAATAGAAAAAATAAATAAAACATTATGTCCTAATAGTGATTATGTTGATTATGAATATGGAACTGAATTATTAAAGCAAGAATTATTAAAAATATTAAAAGGAGAAGAATAATGTTAGATTTAATATTAATTTTTCTAGGTGGAATGTTATGTAGTGCAAGTATAATACTTGTGTTATTTCAAAAACCAAAGGTAATTGATAGATATACCATAAGAATAGTGGATGAAAGGAAAAACAGATCTAAAAAACAATAAAAAGATATTTAAAAATATAAAAAAATATTATATAATATAAATAAGGAGGAGTGATTAAATGAGATATATTTTGAAAGAAGATACTGCAAAATTAATTAGAGAAAAGTATAGAAATTCATATATAGTAAAAACAGTCGGGTTATGTACGTCTTACGTATCACAAATAATTAATAGAAAAAGAGCAGTACCAAAAAATGTTGCTTATACATTTACAAAATCAATAAATAGTGAATATGAAATTGAAGATCTTTTTAAAAGAGTTAAATAGGAGTGATTATGAATGACGAAATGATTAGAGATTTTAAAGGGATTTGGATACCAAAAGAAGTTTGGTTTGATACTAGATTAGGAGCGTTAGACAAAATTATATTAGTAGAAATTGATAGTTTAGATGCTAACGAAGAAGGTTGTTATGCAAGTAATCAATATTTAGCAGAGTTTTGCCAATGTACTGAAACTAAAATATCTACATCAGTAAGTAAATTAATACAATTAAAGTATATTGAAATATTAAAGTTTGATGGTAGAAAAAGATATTTAAAAAGCAGACTTAAAGAAATTAAAAGGCAGACTTTAAATAATTTAAAGGCAGACTTTAAAAAAATTAAAGATATTAATATATATAATAATATAGATAATAATATATATAATATATATGGTGAGTTTAAAAATGTTAAATTAACAGAAGAAGAATACAAAAAATTAGAAGAAAAAAACTTACTACCATATATTGAAAAATTATCAGCATATATGAAAAGTAAAGGGAAAAGATATAAAAGTCATTATGCAACTATATTAACTTGGAGTAGAAAAGATATAAATAAGAAAGAAGATATAATACCTGAATGGTTTGACAGAGATCTAGAAAATCCTAATTTAGCAAGTGCTAGCGAAATGAATAAAATATTAAAAGAAATAGAAGAAATGGAGTGATTATATGAAATATTTAGATTTAGCAATAGCAAATGAACAAATAAAAACATTAGAGATCAAAGGAAATGATTATGCATTAGTTAATCAAAGAATAAAAGCATTTAGGATGGTATATCCACAAGGATTTATTATTCCACATTTAACAAGTAATAAAGATGGTGTATGTGTGTTTACTGCCGAAGTTGGTTATTATGTAGAACATAATACTATAACAGAAGATAAAAATGATAAGAAATATCAAGATACATATTTGGAAAAAGTTGTTCTAGGAGTAGGAACTGCTTATGAAAAAGAAGATAGTAGTTACATAAACAAAACAAGTTATATTGAAAACTGTGAAACAAGTGCAGTTGGTCGTGCATTAGGAATGGCAGGATTTGGAATTGATGTAAGTGTAGCAAGTGCAGAAGAAATGCAAAACGCAATTGAAAACCAAAAAGTAACCAAAGAAGAAGCAGACGATTATAAATTAACATTTGGTAAATACAATGGTAAAACATTGAAAGAAGTATATAAAGAAGACGAAGGTTATATTCAATGGATGATTAACAATACAAAAGACGATAGAATGCTACAATTAATTAGTTTAGCAACAGGTATAGAAGTACCTAGTGAAGAAGAAAGCAAACAAAGATTAGAGTTAATAAACACTATTAATAATTTAGCAACAGACACAGAAACAGACTTTGAAGAAATACATAAACATTTTGGAGTAGATAGTATAAATAAACTAACATTAGCACAACTAAAAGAATGTGAATTAATCTTAAAAAAGAAAGAAAAAAGCAATGATTAAGAATTGGAACTATCACAACTTATATATGGATTATTCAAGTTATACAGAAAGTAATGACCATCCAAGCGATATTGATATGTTCTATATAGGAGAAAACAACTTTCTAATAGTTGGAGAAATAAAAAACGAATTAGGAAAACTTATAGGTGGACAAAGAAAACTATATGAAAAGTTAATTGATGGTTGGAAATATGATGGTATAGCATTATTTATAGTTCATAATAAGTACGTACAAAATGGAGATAAAAAAGTAGATGTACCTAATTGTAAAGTAAGAGAATACTATTATAATGGTAAATGGTATAAAACAAAATGTGAAATAAAGGTAAAATATATATTAGATAAATATTATAAAAAGGAGAAACCAATGGAAATAATTAGTAATAGAAATGAAATGATATTTAGAAATGATTATAACGGAAAACCTATTTATTCAATAGGATTATCAAAAAAGAAACAAGACGGGACTTATGAAAATGGATATATGACAGTTAATTTCAAAGAAGGGGCAGACATAAAAGATAAAAGTAGAATAAAAATAAAAAATGCTTGGTTAAGTTTTTATATAAAAGATAAGAAAACAATACCAACAATATTTATTAATGATTATGAATTAGTATCTGAAATTAATGAAGATCACGATAAAATACAAAATATGACAAAAGACGAACATTACAAAACAAAAAGTGATTTTAAAAATGTAGAAATAACAGAAGCAGATCTACCGTTTTAAAAAAGAGTGATTATATGAAAGCAATTACAATTAATGAATTAATGATAGAATGTAAAAAACAAATAGAATTAAAAAACGGAGACAAAACAATAATGATTAGTAGAGACGATGAAGGCAACGGTTTTCATTATTTATGGTACTTATTTACACCCGCAAAAGATGTTTTAGATAAAACTGAAGTAAATGAGAATATTGCAACATTAGAAGATACTATAATTTTAGGATAGGAGTGATTTAAATGGACGAAAAATTATACAGAGCAAATGTAGAACTAGTAGATAAAAATACATTGTTAGAAGAAGATATAAAAATATTAAAAAGAAGAATACAACACGCAATAAAGTTTATTGAACAAACGAAAGAATATTATCACGATGGAATAGACGAAGAATTAGTTGATATATTGAAAGGTGATGTAATAGTAAGTGAGTGATAAAGATTTTGAAAAATGGTATGAAAAATACGAACATAGTGGTGCAAGTATTATAGGTGTAAAGAGAAGTGATAGTGAAGAATGTGTAGTTAAGTATATAGGTAAAGGATTAGAATTATTATTTGTATTTGAAAAAATAGTTGAAGAATTAAGTAAGGTAATAGACAAAAGTGTAATAGATTATACATATAGAATAGCATTTACAAAGGATGAAGATAATGAATAATCAATTATATTTATTCAATCCGTTTCTAATAAAAAAGAAAAACGAGTTAGAATTGGCTAGTATCTATCAAGAAGTTTATAAAGATCTGTTAGAAGAACCAAATACTATGTACGAATACGCTCATAATATCGAAGTTTACTCTAATCTTAATTACATAATTGGAGAAATAATAGCAAGACTTCAAAGAGATGTTATAGAACTAAAAACTAAAATAAAAATAGACACTGCTATTACACAAACAGAAGAAAGAAAAAGATATATAAATGAAGTAGATAAGAAAGCACCTGCTATGAGTTATTTTGAAGCATTAGCAACAAGATGTAGTCAAGAAGATATAAATAAATTAGCAGATAAAGAATGTTCATTGATGAGATTTAAAAATGCATATAAAAGTACTGAAGAAAAAATTAACTCATTAAAAAAGAAAATGGAAAGTATAAGATATGAGGAGTTTAACAACTAAAGAAAAAGAAGTATATGATTACATAAACAAGATAGAACCATATTGTGTACTATGTGGTAATCCTAGAAATCTACATAGACACCATATAAGATATGGAGGAATGTATGGTGGTAGAAAAACATATATAGGAAATATAATTGTATTATGTGAAAGATGTCATAGAAAAGTACACTCAAACAAAAAAGAATGGATGCCAAAATTAATTGAATTAGACAAAAAGATAAGAAAATGATATAATTTAATTGGGTATCTAGTAATGGCTTTTAAATATTGTACGTTCGACGTGCTAACCGGTATATGCTACCTACTTATCCGGAGCGTTAGATACTCCTTTTGAAGAATATTGAGTGCTACCTTTGTAGGTAGCATAGAGTAGATAACAATAAATCTTATTAATGAACGTCTATGGTAAGACATATTAAAATCTAGTTGCAATTATATTAATAATTCTTATCTACTCTATGGTGCTTATAAAAGGCACTAGTGGATACCTTTAAGAAGTGCTACCTTATAGGTAGCATAGAGTAGATATACTTTTTTATGCTGTGGTTTTAGCCGTATATCTATTCTATGGTGCTTATAAAGTACCAAATGTGTATTCATTCACATTGACTTCCTGTAAAAGAGATTTAAAAATCTCTTTTTATTTGCAAAAAAAGTATTTAAGTGTTATATTAATCATAGAAGGGAGGTAATGGTTGTAAGATCATTGTCTCTTTTTGTTTAGAGGTTGGTATGGATAAAAGATTAGTGTTTTATAGTATATTGGATTTTTTCCCCAAAAGATTTGATATAAAAGAAGTATATGATACTTTATCTCTTGAAGATAAAAAAAAATATAAAATGTATGTATATTCTATATGTTTTGAACGTGAATATATAAAAGATTTAATATGGGAATATCTTAATGAATGGGAAGAAAGTTATGAAAAGTTTATACAAGAATATTCTATAAAAAGGAGGAAAGTATTAAATGCTTATAGTGAAAATAATATTATTAATAATAACGATACTACTATTAATATTAGCAACTAAAAGTCTTTTTGAAGATTATGAAAAAGCAGATATTATGGCAATAGCAATTATTCTATTGTATTTATTTTATTTAATATTTAGTTAGGAGAAATTATGAAATCGTTTAGTGTGTTTTATAAAGAAGTAGAAGGCAATGAAGGTAATAAGTGTTATTATCCTACAAGATTAGATACATACGGTTGTGGTTGTCAACACGACTGTAAATATTGTTATGCAAAAAGTCTTTTAGATTTTAGAGGGTTATGGAATAATGAAAAACCAGTTGTAGGTAATATGAAACAGATTAGAAACGCAATTATAAGAGCAAAAAAAAGTGGAATTAAAGTTTTAAGATTAGGTGGAATGACAGACTGTTTTCAACCAATAGAATTAAAATACAGAGCAACATACCAAACTATTAGGTTGTTGAATAAGTATAGGATAGAATATTTAATAGTAACAAAAAGTCATTTAGTAGCAAATGACGAATATATGAAAATATATGACAAAGATTTAGCGCATTTTCAGATCACGACTACTTGTTTAGATGACGAGTTATACAAAAAGTTAGATTACGAAAAAGCAAGTATACCAAGTAAGAGAATAGAAGCAATAAAGAAATTACAAAATGCAGGATTTGATGTAGCAATTAGATTAAGTCCATTAATAGAAGAATATATAGATTTTAATAAATTGAATAGATTAGGTATAGAAAAGGCAATAGTAGAGTTTTTAAGAGTTAATCATTGGATAAAAAAATGGTTTAATATTGATTATAGTAAATTCACACTTAAAGAAGGTGGATATGAACATTTACAATTAGAAGAAAAGAAAAGAATATTAGATAAAGTTAAAATACCAGTAATAAGCATTTGTGAAGATGTAGATAGTCATTATAATTATTGGAGAGATAATTTTAATCCTAATAAAGAAGACTGTTGTAATTTAAGGAGGTCAAAATGAAAATATTAGAATTGTTTGCAGGTACAAGATCTATAAGTAAAGCCTTCGAAGCAAAAGGACATGAAACTTTTAGTATAGAATGGGACAAGTCTTTTGAAAATATAGACATATACGAAGATATAAACAACATAAATACACAAGATATTATAAAACTCTGTCACGGAGTTCCTGACGTAATATGGGCTAGTCCTGATTGTACTACATATTCAGTAGCCGCAATTTCAAAGCATAGAAGAAAAAATGAATTGACAAACAGTTTAGATCCTGTAAGCGAATATGCAGTTTTTTGCGATAATACGAACAAACATGTAATACAATTAATCAAAGAATTAAAACCAAAATATTATTTTATAGAAAACCCTAGGGGTGCGTTAAGAAAAATGGATTTTATGCAACAGTTTCCAAGATATACAGTTACATATTGTCAGTATGGAGATACTAGAATGAAACCTACTGATATATGGACCAACCACCCAAACCCAAAGTTTAAAAAATGTTGTAAAAACGGCGACAAATGTCATGTACCTGCTCCTAGAGGAAGCAGAACAGGAACACAAAGTTTAAAAAATGTAAAAGAAAGAGCGGTTATTCCTGAAGAATTATGTAATCATATAGTAAAAATATGTGAAGAGGAATTGCAAGGAGGTAAATATGGAAATAAAAATGGTTAAAATTGACGACTTAAAACCTTATGAAAACAACCCTAGATTTAATGACGATGCAGTAGAATATGTAGCAAATAGTATTAAAGAGTTTGGATTTAAAGTACCAATGGTAGTTGATAAAAACAATGTAATAGTAGCGGGACATACAAGGTATAAAGCAAGTATGGAGTTAGGATTAAAAGAAGTTCCTTGTATTATTGCAGACGATTTAACAGAAGAACAAATAAAAGCATTTAGATTAGCAGATAATAAAGTAAGTGAACAAGCAAGTTGGAATTGGGATATATTAGATTTAGAATTAGACGATATAGGATTAGATATGAGTGATTTTGGTTTTTTAGAACAAAATATAGACTGGGCAAGTGTAGAAGATCTAACAGAAGAGACTTATGATAAACCAATGCATAATATGTTAGAATGTCCATCTTGTCATCATATAGATAGAGATATACATTTCAAAAAAGTTGATGAATATGAAGAAGGAAAAAATAATTAATGAAAATATTTTTAAGTGCAATAGAGGGTGGAAGTTCTTGTAAAGACGATGGACAACATATGTTTATTGACTATATATTAAAAGAAAAACCGGATATAAAAATGAAATACAATTTAGTTAGTTTCTATTATATAAGAAATTCACCTAAAACATTTCAAAAAATAAAAAAACATACAGAATTATTATTAGTAGATAGTGGCGCACATTCATTTCAAAAAGGAAAGACAGTAGACTGGGAAGAATACACAAAAGAATATGCAAAGTTTATAGAAGAAAATGATAGTGATAATATATTAGGATATTTTGAAATGGACGTTGATAATATAATTGGATATGACAAAGTATTAGAGTTAAGAAAAATATTAGAAAAAGTATCCGATAAAATAATACCAGTATGGCACAAGAATAGAGGAATTGACGAATACAAAAAAATGTGTAAAGATTATTCGGGAAAGGTGGTGGCAATAACAGGATTTAGAAATGAAGATATAAAAGACGAGCAATACTTAATGTTTCTAAAATACGCAAAGAAACATAATTGCAAAGTTCATTGTTTAGGTATGACAAGAAAAAAAGTTTTGGACAAAGTACCGTTTGATTATGTAGATAGTAGTAGTTGGGTACAACAAAGTATATTTGGTAGAATAGGCAACAAAGGAAAAGTAACCAAAGAGTTTAGCAAAAATCATAGACTAACAGTAGTATTACATAATTATTTAGACGCAATGAAAATGCAAGAACACTACTACCAAAAGTGGAGAAGTGTTAACAAAGATTAGTAGTTATCCAAAACCTACTATAAAAAAATTAAGGAGATGATAGAAAAATGAATAATATTTTATTAATAGTATCAATTATAGGTGTATTCACAATAATGCTTATAATAAAAAGATTTCTAGGAAAAGAAGGATTAATAGGGTGGATGGGAATTGCTAGTATAATAGCAAACATATTAATTATAAAAAGTGTTAATATATTTGGTATAAGTTCAACATTAGGAAATGTATTATTTGCTAGTAACTTTTTAGCAACAGATATGTTAACAGAAAACTATGGATATAAAGAAGCAAAAAAAGGAGTTATGTTTGCAATTACAGCAGTAATAGTATATTTATTAATAACACAATTTGCGTTAATATACGTACCAAACAGTGTAGATATAGCACAACCAAGTTTTGAAACATTATTTAGTTTAGCACCAAGAATAACATTAGCAAGTGTATCATTATTTGCGTTATCCAACTTTATTGACATTAGACTATATGAACATTTAAGAAGAAAATCTAATGGTAAAAAAATGTGGTTAAGAAACAATTTATGTACTATATTAACTAATGGTGGAGAAAACTTTTTATTCTATTTAATTGCGTTTGGTGGAATAATGTCTATGAAAACAATTTTATTTGTAGCATTATCTGCAACAATAATAGAGACATTTGTAGCAATATGCGATACACCATTCTTATATATAAGTAAAAAAATAAAAAGTTGAGATCTTCGGGCAAGACCCGATTTTCTTTTTTTTATAAATTATGATATTATTTAACCAGGAGGTCGTTATATGGCAAGACCTAAAAAAGAAATAGATAAAAAAATGTTTGAAAATATGTGTGGAATACAATGCACAAAAGACGAAATATGTTCAATATTAGATATAGATGAAAAGACATTAACTAGATGGTGTAAAGAAACATATGGAATGGGTTTTTCCGACATATATAAAAAGAAATCTAAAGTAGGGTTAATGAGTTTAAGAAGAATACAATTTAAACACGCAGAAACTAATACTAGTATGGCGATCTTTTTAGGTAAGCAATATTTAGGTCAAAGAGACGTAATAGAAACAGATAACAAACACGAAATAAGTAAAGTAGAAGAATTATTAGATAAAATAGAAAAGGAAGCAAACAATGATATTAAGTGACAAACAAAAAGAGTTTGTTAGGAATGGACACCAACGATTTAATATTAAAACAGGAGCAACAAGAAGTGGAAAAACATACCTAGATATTTTATATACTATACCTAAAAGGATAAGAGAGAGAGCAGGAAAAGATGGTTTAAACGTAATATTAGGGGTAACTAATTCAACAATAGAAAGAAATATATTACAACCGTTAAGAGAATTATATGGAGAAAAGTTAATTGGAAGTATTAATTCTAGAAATATAGCAAAATTATTTGGAGAGGACGTATATTGTTTAGGAGCGGAAAAAATATCACAAGTAAGCAAGATAAGAGGTAGTAGTATAAAGTATTGTTATTGTGATGAATTAGCAGAATACAACCAAGAAGTATTTGAATTGTTAAAATCACGTTTAGATAAAGAATATAGTGTATTAGATGGTACACTTAATCCTGCAAGTCCAAACCATTGGTTAAAACAGTTTTTAGATAGTGATGTGGATATATATTGTCAAACATATACGATATTTGATAATCCATTTCTACCACAAAAGTTTGTAGATAATTTATGTAAAGAGTATGAAGGTACGGTATATTATAATAGATACATATTAGGACAATGGTGTAATGCAGAAGGACTTATATATACAAGATTTGCTAATGAACCTGAAAAATACAAATGGACAAAAAGAAAAGAGGACGGGAGTTACGATCTGCCGACTGGTATTACTGTAATAGGTATAGACTATGGTGGTACAAAATCAGGACAGGCATTTGTATGTACTAGGATAAGTGCAGACTTTAAGCATATAATAGTATTAGGTAGTGAAAAACATTACGGAGATATAGACCCGGACGATTTAGAAAAATTACAAGTTGAGTTTGCTAAAAAAATGATATATAAGTATAATTGTAGTATAGATTATATGTTGCCGGACAACGAAGAAACGGTATTAATAAGAGGTTTAAAAAGGAGAGTTCAAGAATTAGGTTGGGAAACAATTGTTCGAGGATGCGTAAAAGAACCTATTAATGACCGTATAGACTGTGGTAGAACAATGATAAGTTATAACATATTATCTTATATAGAGGAAGAGTGTAAATTGTTTGTAGATGCTTTATCTAGTGCTTTATGGGACGATAAAACTAAAGAGGATACAAGACTAGACGATTTTACTACTGATATTGATACAATAGATGCTTGGGAATACAGTTGGTGTCGTTATATAAAACAAATAAACGATACAATAAATAGAAGAAGGTTAGAAGATTAAAGGAGAATGGTAAATGTTTAAAAGTATAATACAATATATCTTGAATAATATTTTTAAGATTAATACACAAACAACAAAAAAAGAAATTGATGACAATAGCAAATATGCTAGAATATATGAAGGCATAGACAACATTAATTTTACAAGTATTTTTTCTAATAAACTTGCTAATTATGTTGTAAGTGATAGCAACGTAAATATTGAGGGAGACAATGCAAGAACTGAATTATTAAATAAAACAGGACAGAGTATGTGGAAAAAAGCAAAAAAAATTGTATCAATGGCATTTGGATATGGTGGTATAATAATTGTTCCATATGTAAAGGGTGGAAAGATATATTATAATTTAGTTCCACAAAACAGATTAACAATAGATAAAACAGATGGGGAAACAATAACAGGAGCAACTGTATTAGCAGAAAGAAAAGTAATAACAGGAACTATTAATAGTACAGTATATTTAAGATGGACTAACTATGCAGTAGAGAATGGCAACTTAACAATTACACAACAGTTTAGTGATGAAAAAGGAAATAAGATACCTACACCGGACTTTTGGAAAGATATTCAAGAAGTAAGAACTATTACTAACGTTGATAGGGTGTTATTTGGATACATCAAGTCACCTATTAACAATAGAAAGACAAATGATAAATATGGAGTACCTATCACATATGGTTGTGATGCTACTATATTAGAAATAAAAGAGACTATGAAACAAATAGTAAGAGAATACGAACTAAAAGAAGTGTTTGTAGGAGCAGACGTTACTATGTTTGACGGTAAAAATGGACTACCAAAAAATGGTATATTCAAAAAGATCGACAGTGGACAGGACGATTTCTTTGAAGTATTTGATCCGCAGTTTAGAGATTATAGTACAAGATTACAAGAATTATATAAAAGATTAGAACACGAGGTAGGAACAAGTTATGGTATATTAAGTGAAGTATCTACACAAAATGCAACTGCAACAGAGATAAGAAGAAGTATGTATGATACATTTACAATATGCGATGATGCACGTAGCAATATAGAAAAAGGTTTGGATGACTTCTTTTACGCTTGTAATGTATTAGCAAATGCTTATAACCTATCTCCACAAGGAGAATATAATGTAAGTTATGAATGGAGTTATGCATTGTTAGAAGATCCAGATACAGAATGGTCACATTTAATCTATGGTGAAAACAAAGGCGTTGTTAAAAAAGAAGAATTAAGGCAATGGATATATCCGGACGAAACAATAGAAGAAAGTTTGAAAGCAATAGAGGAAATAAAAGAGAATAACCCTAGTGTACAACAACTATTAGGAACAGAAAATGAAGAATAGGTAGGTGATACCTATGTTAAGTGATGAAGTATTAGAAATAGTTTCTGAAAGACTTATAGATAGGATAGAAAGAGTAAATACATACATATTAAAGAAAATGGGCGCTAATATAAAAGCAATAGGAGAATTAAGTACAACAGATGCATACCAATTAGCACAAGTTCTTAAATATGGTGGAGAATATGAAAAGATAGTTGAAGAATTATCAAAGATAACTAAATTAAACGAACAGGATATAAGAGATATATTTGAAGAGGTTGCAAAAAATGATTATCAATTCGCCGAACAATTCTATAATTATAAAGGTGTTAACCAAATACCGTATGACGAGAATTATACATTAAAAAACCAAGTAGAAGCAATAACTAATTTATCTGTTAGTAATTTGAATTATATGTCTAAACCAACTATGTTAGGTTATGGTATGATAGATACCACTACTGGACAAATAGTATATAAAGGATTACAACAGGCATATTTCGATTTAATAGATGAAGCGGTATTCAGTATAGCACAAGGTAAAGAAACCTTTAATGAAGTTATGTCAAGACAAATAGAACAAATGGGTGGTGGTGGATTAAAAACCATATACAATAGTACATATGTTAATAAAGATGGTGAAATAATTAATCGTAGTAGAAGATTAGATAGTACTGTTAGAATGAATATAAAAGATGGTTTGAGATCATTACATAATGAAACGCAAAATATATTAGGAAGAGAGTTTGGAGCAGACGGAGTAGAAATATCTGTACATAATAATCCTGCTCCAGACCACCAAGATGCTCAAGGTAGGCAATTTAGTAAAGAAGAGTATAATAAATTACAAGAAACAGGTATAGCAAAAGATTACGATGGAAAAGAAATAGATATAAGTAGCACTTCAAAGAAAGGACATACTTCACATAGACCTATAAGTCAATATAACTGTTATCATTATATATTCAATATTGTATTAGGTGTAAGTGGTAAAGAATATACAGACAAACAATTACAAGAAATAATTGATAATAATAACGAAGGTTTTGAATTTGATGGTAAACAATATACCAATTATGAAGGGACACAATTACAACGTAGAATAGAAACAGAAATAAGAAAACAGAAAGACATACAAATAATGGCGAAAGCAAGTGGACAGATAGATACAGTAGAACAAGCACAAAGTAAAATAACTCAATTAACTAGAAAGTATAATGACTTGTCAAACGTATCCGGGTTGCCTACTAAAATAGATAGAATGAAAGTAAGTAATTATAGAAGAGTAAATATAAGTAAAGCAAGATAGAAATAACTTGCTTTTTTAATCTGAAATAAATTAGATATTAAAAAAAGATTTGATTTATTAAAAAAAATATGATATAATATATATGTAAATGGTAAAAGACATTTACGAGTTCTTTGAAAAGTTAGGAGGTATGTGAATGAAGAACAACAAACTATGTGAAAGGAGTGATTATAATGAGTTTAAGTATAAGCCCAGTAGCAAAAGAATTAATTATGGCAATTGAAGAATACAAAAAAGAAAGTTCAAGGGTTGGATATAGATTCGAACTTGAAGAACAATTAAGATTAGAAAAAGAAATTGAGATATTAAAAAAACATATAGAATTAATTGCCGATTATGAAGCAAAAAAGAAAAAGTAATTAAATGAGTTTGGTAGTTCTCGATAAAAACTACCTTTTTATTAAGGGAGTGATTTAATGGATAAAATAATAATGAAACTAACGGATCTAGAAAATGAAAGAGAATGTATAGAAAAATGTCAAAAAGAATTAAGGGAACAAATGACAATATTAGAGGGTAATGATTATTTAGAAAAAAAGCAAATATATTATAAAAACAAATGCGAATTAGAAGAGGTAAACAGAAAAATAACAACATTAAATAATGCAATGGATATATTAGAGAATATAGGATAGGAGTGATTAGAATGGAGTATGAATTAATACCAAAGAATTGTAAAGTAAATAGTTTCTATGGAAAGGCACATACAATTGTAGAGGGAGATTATTTAAAGTTAAAAAGTTACGATACAATTGTAGCAGAAGTAAAAAGACCAAGCGGTAATGACAATAAGTCAATATTCAAGTGGTATAAGAAATATAGCCCTACAACAACAAGGCATCAAAAAGAGTTTTTCAAACAATTAGGATTAAATGACGAAGAAATAGAATACTTATCTAAAAACAAAATATTAGAAAAATAACCGGATTTGCTAGAAGAGATCTTCAATGATATAATCAATGTAGAAAGAAGGTGTCTATATGCAACCATTAACAATAGCAATGAGCATACTAGCAACAGTAATATCTGTGTCATCATTTGTTTTAGCAAGAAAAGACAAAGCAATTAAAGACACTAAAGAAATAGATGAAGAAAGTAGTAACCAAAAACTAATTGATTATAGATTAACGCAAGTAGAAAAGAAATTGGATAAGATATTGGATATATTAGATAGTTACGACAAAGAAATAGATAGTCGTATTAAAGATACAATGGAACAACATATTAAATTATATCACGGAGGAAAAGAATGAGTATAAGGGAAGATATGGACGAAATAAGAAATGAAGTGGTTAAAGTGAAAGAAATAAAAACACAAAGTCTAGCAAGAGAGATGTTAGAAGATTATAAAAAGCAAGTTAAAAGATTATATACAGTTTTAGTTATAGTAATATTGTTGTGGTTCGCTACTGGTTGTTATTTAGTTTATATTCTTAATGATACAGGAACAATTGAAGAAACAAGTACACAAGAAATAACAGATGTAGATAATATAGACAACAGTAATATAGTAAATGGTGATTTAAATGGCAAAGATAAAACAGACTAGAAAAACTAAAACTAAATATAGAAAATCAAAAACAAGTAAAGTTGGAAACAGAAGACGTTGTAATACTTGTGGGAGATTTATGTAAGTGTTTGATTTTACAAAAGAAGAATATGAACAATTAAAAGAACAACTAATGTTAGATGAAGAACTATCAAAGATACTCGAAATGGAAATAAAAAACTATTCAATTACTAAAATGTCATTTGAATTAAATATGAGTATTAGTAGTGTGAATAGACGAATAAAAAAATTAAAAAATAAGATAAAGAAATTATTATGACATTTTAATGATATGAAGTAGAGATTTTCTACTTCTTTTTTTATGTAATAATGTAAGTGAAAAGGAGGAACACTACTTCATATGATTGTTTAAAACGCAGTTAGAGGAGTTATCACGAGTGTTCTTCTTTTTCATATAAATATATTAGGAGGTGTATAAACGTGCTTAATTCGCCTTATATTAATGCTTATAACCCGCAATTAACATTAGATAGAATTAATAACCAGATAGCAGATCTAGAAAATATGAAAAAACAATTACAACAACCTATACAACAACCAACTAACTTAACTCAAAACTTTCAAATATCACCAACAAATAAAGAGGTGATACGATATGCAAACAATATAGATGAAGTAAACAGAGATTTAGTTATAGGTGATACTCCATATTTTAGTAAAGATATGAGTGTTGTATGGATAAAGAACACAAAGGGAGAAATAAAAACATATGAATTAAAAGAGATCGTACCAAAAGATGACAAAGATATAAAAATAGAACTATTATTAGCAGAAATAGAAAAATTGAAAGAAGGTATAAAAGATGAACCAAGTGATGCAATTATTGACGAACCAATTGAAAGCAAAAAATCCGCAAATGTTTCAAATGGTAGAACAAGCAAGACAAAGTCAAAATAATCCAGTGGAGTTATTTAAGCAAATAACGAGCAAATATACTCCAGAACAAATGAATGCTTTTTATAATCAAGCGGAACAAATGGGATTTAGTAAAGATTTAATTAATCAAGTAAAGAATGGTATTAACACATAAGTGTTGATATAAAATATTAAGAAAGGAGAATGCAAATGAACGGAAGTAATGGAATACAACCAACAGTAGAACTTGCTACTACTAACGGAGCATATCCATTTGTATATGGCAACGGTAATAACGGTTTCTTTGGTGGAGACGGTATATGGGCATTAGTTTTACTTGCGTTATTGTTTGGCAACAATGGTAGTTGGGGTGGATTTGGTAATAACAATGTAGCAACAACAGAATATATTTCTAGTGAGTTCACACAAAGAGACGTAAATAACGGTACACAGTCTGTATTAACTGCATTAAGTAATGGATTTAGTGATACTGCAACTGGTATATGCGGTGTTAAAGGCGAGATACTAGAAAATAGATATGCTAACCAATTATCTGCCTGTAATACACAAAGGGACATCTTAACACAAACAAATGAATTAAATACTAATTTATTAACAACTGCATTACAAGCACAAGCAAAGATGGACGACTGTTGTTGTACATTAAGAGCACAAGGTATTGAAAACACACAAAAGATACTTGATGCGTTAAGTCAAAATACTATTGACGATTTAAGATCACAAGTAAATGATTTAAAAAATACAATTACTGCTAATGGTATTGGTACATCAATAGTAAACCAAGTAAGACCATATCCTATACCAAGTTATTTAGTATCAAGTCCATATACAAGTTTATACAGTGGCTTCTATGGAAATGGATTTTATGGCAACACAGTAATTTAGCATTATGTCGAATGACAAACTCAAATGAGAACTTGCTAATATAGAATAGGCAAGCCCTATTCTTTTTTATAATAAGAAAGGAGAGATAAAATGATACAAGCATTACAAATACTACCACAAATATTAACTTCTAATACAGACGATATTAACTTTACAACAATAGATTTAAGAACGGGAAGTGCAAGTTGTAATGGTTGGTTACAATATAACAATGGTTCAAATAATTTTACTATTATAGGTGGTGGAGTTTTTGAAATAGATTTTAATGCAAACATAACAAGTGCAACAACAGGACAAGTAGCATTAGCAATTAAATCAAATGGAAATGATATTGAAGGTACAGAAGTAGACACAGAAGTTACGACTGCAAATACATATACTAATGTTGGTTTTACTAAAATAATTAGGACTTGTCCAAGAACAAATACAACAATAAGTGTAGGTAGTTTAGCAACATTAGGTGGAGTAACTCCTGCAGTTGAAACAGAAGTGCCTACTATTAAAGATGCAAACTTAATCATTAGAAGAATAGCATAGTGAATGATAATATAAATAGTTTATCGTTAGTATTACAATTAATAAGTTTAGAGATATTATTAAAAGATTATAATAATAGTGATCTAATGAATGAATTGCAGATACAAGATGAATTGTATTTAAAAAAGATAATCAAACAAAACGAAAAGATTATAAGTTTATTGAAGAAAGGAGATGATTAAGTTGGAAGATAAAGTTATAGAAAAAATGACAGGTAGTATTGAAAAGATATTAAAAGAAGGATTAACAACAAATAATATAGATAATCTGTATAAGTTATCTAAAATAAAACATATGGCAAAGGAGGATAAAAATATGGATAATTATGGAAACTATGGCAATTATGGCGGTAGACCGGGTTATGATAGTTATGGAGAATATGGACGTAGAGGTTATGATATGAAATACAGAGGTAGAGATCATTTGGACAGAATGTATGATGACTATGGTAGATATATGGAAAGTCGTTCTAGATATGGAGCAAGTGAAGAAACGGATAAGTCTTTTCATTATATGATAAAAGCACTTGAAGACTTTATTAAAGTATTACACGAAGAAGCAGATACTCCACAACAAAAACAACAACTAAAAGAAGCATTACAAAGAAGTATAATGTAATATGTATAAATATTATAATGAAAATCCATTAAATAAATATGAAGATGACTGTGTAA